CTCATCTCTACTTTTTTCTTGAGTAACAACCTGTGTAAAATGTTTTTCGCCACTCATCGCAATCTCCCCATCTAACATCGCAATCAAGCGGAACGCACCCCAGCCGATTGCTGTGTTTTTAATAAATCTTGGCAACATTGCATTTAAGTCGGATAACTGCCTATCCTGTTATCATGTGTTTAAATAACTTTAAGGCAGTTGCCGCTTAATGCCGTGTTATGCGTCTTCGTATAAATCCCATAAATTATCAAAAAGCACTTTTGAAAACTCTGCTCCAAGCTCCTCTTGGCTATAAGTCAATTCCTCATAAAAGCTTGCCAATTTTTCATCAAAAATATCAATATCCATAACTCACCTCATTAAATTAAAATACGCATAACATTACAATCAAGTTAAATAACTACACCTCAGTCATCATCTCATGTTTTGTTAAAAGTTTATCTGCCTCTTCAACCTCTTTTTCTTTAACTATTGCAGCCACTTTAGCATTAATCAAACCTTTTGACAAGCCATAAGTTTCACTAACCCCACCAACATCTTCTTTATATAATAGCGTATCCGCTTCAATCTTACGCTTATGGTACACTAGGTTGGCCACGGCTTCTTTAAATGCCTTGAGCTTTTCTTTATCATTGATAATATCTGTTAGTACAGCATTATCGTTGTTCTCAGGGCGACCACGCTTCTTTTGTTCACTCATTTTCTTGCTCCTCTTCATCATCTAAAGCATCTAAGAAAGTGCTAAACAATAAATTAGAAGCTAATGCACCCACAATATCATTCTCTTTGATTGTATCAAGAATATCTTCTAAAAGACTGACAGCTTTCTGAATTGTATCTTCGTCTGTTGTCTTTTTTGCGTGTTCCATAAAATCTTCAAAATGACTCATTTATCTGTTCCTCCAAGTGCCATTAAAGCACTAAATAAAATACTTGGTAACACCACACCTGCCATGTTCTTAATATCTACCCCAAACCCTACATATACAGGAATTAAGAAGAAGATTAAATATACAAAGAACGCTATTAAAAACCTCACTGCAAAAGAAGATTGTTTTGGTGTGTTTGGTTTACCGACAGCACACTCATCAGCTTCAATATCTACCATGTTACTCTCTCTTGAATAATTGGGCTGTTGTTAGCAGCCCTTTTGTTTTTTGTTACTCACCTATTGTATCAGGATTTCTACCAATACTGTTAAGTCTTTTGTGTTCTTTTCCGTGACAAGATGTACATAACCATATAACATCTAGCCAATGCTGCTCTTCATAAGACCAGTGGTGCTTTTGCAGATTCTTTTCAAGTAAGCAATGTTCGCACACTGTTTTCCTTTGAAGCTTTCCGTCCCTTACTGCATTACTTGCGGCGTATTGAGCTTTTCTTTTGTGCTGATTAAGCGATGCCCATTTACGTTTTATACCTGAAACCCTTTGGCTAAACTCTTTATCCTCTTTGCAAAGCCTAGATATTCTAGCACAAATGGTTTTTACTCTTTCCTCCCTATTTGGCCTATTCCTGTCGTACTCTCTGACTTTCTCTAAGTTCCTCTCTCTATGTAAAAGGGCATCTCTTTTTGTGCAGTCTTTACACTTATTAAGATGCCCGTCTAACATTGATTTATGGGGGTAGAAGTCAGAAAGTGGTTTCTCTACAAAACATTTGAAACACACTTTCATCATTTCACCTCACATCAGAACGGAAGGCTATCTGAATCGTCAGAGTCATCTAAGTCTTCAGCTAGTGGTGCAGGTTTTGGCTTATCAGCCTTATTAGTGTTTGACTTATAAGCCTGACGCTGTTCTGCATCACTCTCATCTTCTACAACATTACCAAATGGATTTGCATTCCCACCATATTCAACTAAGTCAAAAATACAAATACTATTTAACTTAGCAAACGTACCAAACTTATTCTCCACTACACCGTAAGCAGCTTTCCCTTTACTGCCATTACCAACCAACTTCTTCTTAGTAATATCAATAACATTGTTACCACCAATGTCTTGATATACTTTTGGAGCATACATTTCTTTGCCATCTGCGTTGTGTGTATTCTGAGATAGCTTAATAATGTACTGTTCTTCTTGGTCTGGAAAAGGAACGCCGCATTTGTATTTAGCTACAAATTCTTCATTATCCATTTCCTTCGCCTTTTGCTTTGCGAACCGCTTATTCCACTCTTTTGCAGTTTTTTTGTCTACAACAGCAGATGTCTTCCATTCTGTTGATTCAGATTCATACTTTTTGGTAGGTGTTTGAATGCAAGTGTAAAAGAAAGTTGCGTTGTTTAAAATTTCAGTCGCCATGTTTAATTTCCTCGTTGTTACGTTGTTGGCATTACTGCCGTTGTAAAGTGGTTAGTAGTTATCTAACTGCTTATGTCGCTTAGTTTAACACAGCTAAAAGCTATGTCAAACATTTAATTGATTATTTTATTAAACAATCTCCTTTCTTTGTGTTCGGGTATTATCTGTTAAATAATACAGGTTGTCAACACTTATTAATGAACATCTTTCCAACTACCATTCTTACTCATCTTGCCTTCTCCATCAAGTTCTATTGGTAGCTTCAAAAACTCACCAGCCTCAATAATACACTTAACACTCATAGCACGAATATCTTCCTCAATTCCATCTAACACCTCCCAACTATACTCATCGTGGACTAGGCTGAGTCTTTTAACCATCTTACCTTTGTACAAATAATAAGGTCTGCCAATATCATCAATATACATTCTGCCTAGTTTAGAATCCATTAAGCAAGCTGCTAACGATTGGCAAATAGCCCCAAGAGATTGACCTAGACAGTTAATCAACACATTCTTACCTCGTATTGATAGTATTCTACCATCCCAAGCAGGTAAGTGTTTCTTCTTACCGACTGTATCGTAATACTTCTCTGCCGCATCTTTAAGCTTACCTAGCCCATAGTTAGCTGTCCAATAGTTATCGTAAGCTACTTGTGCCGCTTGTTTTGATAAACCTAAACTACTTGCTAACTTAGCGACACCACCGCCGTAGGCCAGTAAATACGCACCCGTTTTTGCTTTATTTCTGTAAGGCTTAAACTCTGGTAAATCCTTCAACCCAACAGTGTTAATATCAAACTTACTAGCTATCTCAGGAAAGAATGCAAAAGCATTAAAGCTGTGGCTATCACCTCGAAGGATGAGTTCAGCAAAAGCTCCTCCATCGTGCTTCATTGTATAAGCTGCAAGTGTTCTATTCTCTAATGCTGCACTATCTGTACCAATGTACCAATTACCATCATCAACACAAAATAAATCCCTCATCTCAGCACCTAGAAGCACTTTAGGGTCAGCTTTAGGGCAATTCACCACTGTACGGTGACGTACTCTAAATGTCGGTGTATAACCACTAATCTCAGCACTAAGTCTACCATCAAAGCCAATACGCCAATTACTAAGCCACCCCTCAACAACGGAACGCCTATTACGATATGACAAATACTTAACAACCTTAGCAGGTATCTCGGCTTCCATTCTTAGTAGATTAGGACAGATGTTGCCCATTACCATGATCTTTGGTGTTGTCTTGATTACTTTGCCATTTTCTCTTAGTGGCTTACCATCTTCCCCTTTCTTTAAATTCCAGTGTTCCTCGCTTGGCCTCCACCCATTCTCTATAAACCACTGTTTAAGCTCTGCATTATCGTCAATCTCCATTGGTATCTTAACGTCTAACACTTCATTAGCTTTAATATCAGCTACAAGCCCATAAGCATGAATCTTACCGTCAATTACCTCAGCGTTGTGCTTAGATAACCAGCTAGTAAATGTTGTAGAGTAATCTCCGTTGGCCTTGAATGGTTTAGCAGGGATTTTATAGAAAGATTTCTCTGTCTCTTTTAATCCTCTGTTTGGTAATACACAATCAACTTCCTTTTTAATCCTATCCATTTCAACAGTTACATTTTCAACTAACTGTTTTGCTTTTTCAACATTAAACTTAACACCTGTGTATGATTGGGCTGCATATAAGAAGTAGTCCTTCTGTATTTGATTGAATGAAGGATGTATCCAATTATCCTTACCGTACATCTCTTGTGCTTTTAACCACAACTTATTGAATACAGTAATACCTGCATCAACGTCTGCATCACAGTAAGTGTCCATGTATTCATTATAGAAGCTAAACTCAAACCCTTTGGGTGAATCTTTAGGCATAGCCCCTGTGTCAATCAAGTGCTTTCTGTAGTCAATCTTTTCGTTATCGTTACCGCTAGACAGATAAGCTAATGAATGTGATAGGGAGTCAGGTTGTAAATACTGTGAAAGAACTAATGTATCAACAAACTGAACGTGTTTAGCCCCTAGCCAATCCTTTCCTTTCTTTCCCACCTGCGGTTGAATGCCAAAGAACTTCCACAGCATCCAAGTATCAAAACTTAACCCATTATGTTGTACAACTAAAGCACCATCATCAAAAGAGTTTATCCATTCAAGTATTTTAGCTTTGCAATCATCTTTAAACGGATAAACGCTCAATGAGCGAGAGTTATCAAGAGTCTTAAACTTGATGTACCAAATAGTTTTTGATTGTAAGTAGAATCCGTCAGACTCTATGTCAAAGTACCAACCATTCATTTTTCTTTCTCTCTCAAATAAATAAAGGGAAAGAATAACAGCTTTCCCTTAGATTTACAACACTAAACACTAAATGGTATTATTTCATGCTCTTTAAACTTATCACTCCACTTACAACTTTGATTGTACACAGCATAATAGTCGCAGCCTAAATACTCGTCTTCTGTATAGTTTATCCAACCCCGTTCCCATTTAAGCTTACTATCTAACTCGTGGTCAAACCAACGAGCATTAACGTAATGGATTGGTAGTGTTTCTAGGTTGTCTGTTTGTAATAGTGATGCTACTAAACTGCGAGTCCACCCTGCATGGCGGTAGAATCGGTAGCAGAGAGATGCTTCAACGATTTTCATTAGTCTTCCCCTAGTCTGTGATTTCCACTGTGTAGTTTATCAAAGCTTGGTAAACTCTTAGGTCAAGTTGTGACTTGTATTCATTGGCAACTTGTTTTATAAGATTCTCTTTATAAGTTTTGTAAGCTCTAAAAGCATCTTCCCCTGTTCTATACCTGCCTAAGTATACTCTTTTACCTTTCAAGCTGCATTGAGAGACATAACTCACCACATCTTTATCTAGGTATACTCCTATTCGGTGTTTTCCTCTGTGGTTGTTTCGCCTTACAATAAGAGTATTAATTTCTTGTGGCACAAATACGCAGGTATCTTCCGAGTATAATTTATTACTCTTCACTAACAGGTCTTTATCTAAATGCCAACTTTCCCCGTACTCATCTTTATTCTTAAAACCAACCTGTTCCTGACACCACTCATAAAAGAAGGAATAATTCTTGAAGTTTTCTGAACAGGTTGTTCCTGTATAGGTTGGCCGCCTAACCCATAGTTTTTCGGTACAGCGCGTAAGCATAGACGACCACAGTGCATACTCTTTTGCCTCTTTCCCATTAGACTGAACAGGGTAATCCATACCCTTAACACCGATTCCACGAACTAACTTATTAGTATTTCTCATAATCCCTCTCAATATTAAAATGTTGGCTTCTTAACTTGCGTAAAGTAATACTCTTTATCATACATCGTGTGTGTCTCAATGTCGTAGAAGTATTCCCCTGCAATACCTGTCTTACCTGTCCAACGAATCTTAGATGCAGACATAAATGTTGTGTTACGTTCTACTTCGTCCTCAGCTTCTTTATCGCGTGAGAATAGTAAGTTACACGCTCCTGATTTAAAGATACTACTACTACCGTGAATATCTTCTTCGTGCATCTTTGCGCCTGTACTGTTAGCTTTCTGTCCGACAGTGTTTTTACGCACATGATTCACTAGAGCAAATGTAACGCCATGAGACTTCAACAGTCCTTTCAACCAACGCATAAACACAGCTTGTTCGGATTCATTCAGGCCATCAAGAATATCCTGAATAGGGTCTAGTACAATCACCTTACAACCACAAGAGATGATAAGCTCAAGGATAAGCTCTTTAAGGCTATCAATACCACCATCGCGGTCTACAATTAAATAGAAGCGTGGACTACCATCATCACGATACCACAAATCTTTACTTTTCTCAGCTACATCTTGTGAGCGTAAGAATGTTAATTTCTCCTCTTTATCTTCAATCAAGGCAATCTTTTGACTAATGTGGCGCGACAATATCTTCTCCCCATATTGCCCCTCATCACTTTCTAATGTAACAACACCAACCATGTGTGGACTGTTAAACAACCAATAATACAGGCACTCGTCAATGATCGTACTCTTCCCTGTCCCAGATGCCGAAGCTAGGTTAACAATAACACCTAGTGGAATACCCCCTGCCATCATATTTTGTAATTTGTGCATGAATGGTGGTAATGGAATCTTAGGTACTTCTGCTTGCTCAATGATTTTACTCATCAAATCGCCACTAGAGATAATACCATCAGGTGTTTTCTTTGTAGCATTAAAGAAGTCAGTAACAAACTCCCGTTCCTTGCCATTCACTAGATATTCATTAACATCTTTATAGCGTGGTGTAATCACCCATACTTTTCCTTTTGGAAGTAATGGCACAATCTTTTCAACAGCTTCTTTACCAGCTTTGTCATTATCGAAACAAACAATAATACGTTCAAACTTATCTAAGAACTTGTAATTGTTCTGCAATTGTTTACCACAACCACTTTCACCTACTGTTGGTGTTACCACTGCGATAGGATCGTACCCTGCACTCTTATCCTTACTTAACTGATAATCCCGTAACATCTGAAAAGCAGACAGAAAATCCACTTCACCAGCGCAAATTACAACATACTTGCCACCATTAGGAAATCTAAAACTACCAATCAAGTCACATTGCTTACCAACTTCACCTACAGGGTGGCTAAAATCCTTTGGAAATACTCGTGTCTTGTAGCCAACATGACCACCATCAATAGTTGTAGGAACGAACTGCTTTATAGGCAATCCCGTCTCTTGAGAACATTCATAAGTCACACCAAAGAACTTATTAGTTTCAGGACGAATACCACGCCATGTTACTTTATGTGTTGTACCTTGTTTGATACGTTCCTTACTTTCAACACTCATTTCTTTAATGTCATCAAGCATATCTTCTTCCTCACTGGGTATATAACTTTCATCGCCATGTACATGATAACCACAAGAGAAGCAATGTTTGCCGCCATCACTGTAGTTTGCTAAATTGTCTCTTGATTTGTCACCACCTTTCTCAACACATTTAGGACATTGCGACTTGAATTTGAATAACGCCATATACTTCTCTCTTTTCTTTAATTAAATTATTAAATTAAATGGCCTCAATTAAGAAGCCATCATAACACGCTATTCAGCTAATCGCCACTTGATAATATCTGTATCTTCATTCTCAAATGACCAATAAAAATCATCAGCCTGTGAAATCTCCTTTATACCTCCTCGCAGTTTAACCTCTATCTTAACACCACAATCAACAGGCATCCAGCCTGTGTTCTTTGTCCATTTAGACTGTTTAACTTTGTAATGTGTAATGTTAACACTCTCACTAAAAAACCAGTTAGCAGACCCGACAGTGCTTTTAGTAACATCACCATCACTCCAATGCAACTTAATCTTAACATCATCATCTAAACCTTCGGGCTTTTCACCTGTTGTGTTCTCAATCCAATTCGACCACTTACTTTCGCTCATCACTTCTCTCCAACTAAAAATACTTTATATTGTGTTCTAATAGCAAAGAACACATCATTACGGTTGATAGGGTAGTCACTAACCACCCCTGTTGTCTCGTCTATTGTTGGAATAACACAACTGCTTGTCAAGACCACATCACTGGCAATAATGTTATTAGTACGAATCTTCACCCCAAGAAACGTAGTCGTCTCTGTCAGAGTAGCCACCCACAGGCCACTCATCACCTTGAAGCTCGTCATTTTTAAGAATTCTACTGTCATGTTTGTTCCAAGTAATGTTTGTTCGTAATGGTTCAGTCTTGCATATATGTAACCACCCATTAAGCTCATAGAGGCTTGAATGGCTACGTTTAAGGTTTTGTTTTCCGCAGTACACGCAATCTTCAAATTGTATGTTCATAGCATTCCTGTGACCTCTGTATTAAGCTGTAAGAAGCCAGTAACAAGCATACTGAACACTAACACAACTAAGCTAAAGACAATATCTTTCATTGTATCTACACTAGGGTCTTTTAACATCTTTAATAAATCTGTAGACAAGAAGTATAAGCTTAATGCACCACAAAATAAAAACAACACTTGTACCACTACCATTTTAATTCTCCACCACTTTGTAAGCTACTATGTCTGAATCGCTGCCTGTTGGTAGCCAATTATCTGCATCTTTAATTTCACTCCACCACCAACTCACTTGGTCAGCTATTTGACTTGTAATGTATCCATCTCTAAACATTACAACAACTTTAGTGTCTAATGTTTCAGGGTATGGTTTCTCTTTAGTCCATGCCCATTCTGTAAAACCTTCGGGGATGTTCATTTTATTTCTCTCTGTTTGTGTTTTGATATGAGAAGCATAATCCACTACACTTCTCGTGTCAACTACTAATTATCACATATTGGATAAATAGTTTTATCGTCAATGTACTCGTTAATTGTTGAGCATAGTTCTCGCATAAACAAGGCATACTCTACACTGTCAAAACTACCAAGTAATGCTGTAATGTCATCACCTGATAGTGTCTCCACAGATAACACCTCTGTCGCATAAGGGGTGACGTAGTGCAGGTCTGTTGCTACGTTAGCCTCTACAAACAACTTAACATCTTTAAATGTTAAACCTACATTGAAAGTTTTATTCATGTTTTATCTCCTAAAATACGTTTATCTATTTCTAAAAGATACTCATTTATGTCAACACCATAAATCTCTAAATCTTCAAGCTTAATTGGTGTTGACCATGTAATACCTGCATCTGTGCTTCTGTTCTTAACCCACTGCATCATGTGTTTAATTGTGTTATGAAAGTCTGTATCTCTACAATCTGTTAACACCTTATCAATATATAACAAGTAATCAGCAAACGCAGCATCACTATTAAAGCGTTTCCAATCTTTTAAGAAGTTTTGCAGTGTTACGTTACAACCTTTGTCATCACGAGCTAAGATGAAATAACCTTGAATTGACTCTGTTGGTGGAACGTATTTTGAAATGCGTAATACATCTGTTCCGTTTGTGTATAGTGTGTGTGAGTTATTCATAATGTTACCCCTAATTTAGTAATAACTTCGCTAAACATAGTATTGTCACCTATCCATCGTTTCATATAACCCATTTGCCAATTCTCATCAGCTATCTCTAACCAATCCTTAACCATAGGTTTACCGTCCCAACTAATATACTCAACAGGTTTAGGATACCACGACTTATATGTATCAACAACTGCTTGTAGTGCCTCTTTGTCAGTTTTACAATTAGCTAGTAGTTTGTATGTTGCCACATCACCCCACCTCTTACCTGACAAGAAGCTTGGTTTCCAATTATCAATTTGGTCGCCACCCACTATCTGTGCATATAGCCACATACGACCATGCCCTGTTAATGTCGGTTTGGCCATATCTTCTTTCCACTCAAGAGTACCAAACCCTTTAATAGTCATTGGTAATACCATCTTATCAGGGTTAAATAGATGCCCCTCTGTTTGAAGCGCATCTTTGTCAGGGCTGACACAAATCAGTCTATCTTTTTGACTCTTTGTTTTATTCCACTCTTTGAAAGCTGTAAAGCTGTCAATACTAAGCCAATCATCCGCTTCTAAATTATCGGTGGCCAACCTACAGTTATGATGCTCAAACAATAACTCCTCTAGTGTATTTATCGCTAAAGGTTTAAGACCACTACGACCCCCCTTGTATTCCATTATTGTAGCAACTTTGTGTCTAAAGACTTTCCCTCTGCCGATATAACCATAATAATCTCTTGCTTGTAGGTGCTTAACAACACCTTTAATTTTAGTGTCAAGCATATTTTTAACACTTGTATCTTGTTTTAGTGTTTGTATATCTTGGATGTCATACTCGTCAATTGCATGGGGGCTATCTCGTTCAGCATTAAACTCAGCCAACCAACCACCTTTCTTATTACCACCATAAAACTCTGTGCGGTTAGCAAAACGTAACTGTCCACCACTGTTTTTATGTGTACAAACAATGTGACGTTCTTCACAAGCGAACCCGATAGCATATTTAATACTATCATAATCAAAGCATAATCTTGTCATTTCACCCACCTATTATGAATATAAACAGAAGCTAACATACCTAGTGCTGCACCTGTACCTTGTGCTAACACTGTACCCCAGCCGTGTTCAACGATTATACCCACTACAGCTACATCTGTCAATGCTAGTAGATAAGATGTAATGGCTATCATTGTGTACTTGCCATGTATCACGTTTTTCTGCTGAAATCCTCGTAAGAATATGGCGATGAATGATACTAGGAAGGCTGTTAGTTGGATTGTCATACTAAGTTCTCACTTACATACTTATAAACTCGCCATTGTGGTAGGCTAGGTGTTCCTGTCATCTTGTACAGCTTACACCAATCAGCACTAAGTATTAGGTCTTTGTAATAGTCAAAGTTAGGTTTGTCGTTAATCTTAATGTAGAATGTCTTGGCATATTGCCCAACACTACACTGTTTGCCTATGACTCCCCAAGCACAAATAGCAATATCATATTGAAAATCACCAAGCTCTTTGTTACGCTTAGGGTTTTGGTTTTTAATAACCTCCCTCACCTCTATTACCTCTGTTTTGTAGTTTGGTTTTGAGTTTAACCCATTAACAGGTCTTTTATAAATGTTAAAACAACAATGCACCTTCTTACCACTGTAATCCTTTTCACCTAAATCCTCTGAATGGATTAAGTCAAACTCATAAATGGACACTACATTGTTCATCTGATTTATTGGCAAGATAAAAGCAACATAGTCTGCTATTGCAAAAGACTTCTTACAAAACTTCCGCATGAGATTACCCCTGCTGCCAAAAGGAGGGTTGCCTATTACTAAACGACCCTGCTTGTATTCAATATCTAAAAGTAAAAAGTCTGCCTGTATTACACCATCAGCTTTAGGTTCTAAGTCGTATGCTTCACAGTTTGGTATATTATTACTAAAACTGCCTGTACCAGCAGAAGGCTCTAATATGGTTGTAATGTTGTCTTTACCGATGACCTTGTATGCAGTATCAATACAGTGTATAGCTACGTCATTTGGTGTGTAGTATTGGTCTAAGTGTAGTTTAGTGCTGTTTTGTGTGTTATCACGCTTAAATTGTGTTTTCATATTCAACCCTTAATCAACGATAACAAAGCTTTCTGTAACTCTTTATCTTGTTGTATCTTAGTAATAAAGAAGCTACTTACAAACTTTTCTTCTTGGTACAAACAAGCATCTAGTTGCTCATGTAAATATCTTTTAGCTTCCTCCGCGCTCATCTTATGTTCTACACCAAAATCTAAAACAACATCTGTAGCCTCAAAACTTGTTTCATACAAGCTAACTACCAAACCATAGTCATCCACTGTCTCAATAACAGGAATGTCTGTATTAGATTCAAAGATTTGATTAGCACAATACAGCCCACCTTTAGTCATATTGTGTTGATTCTCAATAAGACGTAATATGTCCATAACTTTAAATTTAGATTTCATGCCACTTGTCCTTCTACTGTTTGTTGTGTACGTTTAACTTCGTGTAAGATTGTTTTAGGCTTAGTGCCATACTGTTTTAAACACCAATCATCTACCATAGCTTTAATAGCTGTAGGTTCTGTTTCTTCTGTATTAAATACATGAGTCTTACCATTAGGTAGACGGATACCAACTGTCACTTCGTTAGGGTTTTTCATACTACACCACCTGTTGTATTGATTGAACTACATGGCTTATTTCATCCATATCCTCATTGCTTAAAGTTGTTGCTTGTTGGAACTGTACAGCAGTACGAACAAAGAAGTTTTGTCCTGTTATTACACCTAACAATAAACCATCTTGTGTAAGAACATCTATTGTGTTTGGTTTACTATTAGCTAAGTATTGTAGCATTAGTTTCATTTTACACCTCGTTCAATTAGTTGTTGTAAGTAATTAACAACTGTTTGTGCTTTGTCGTCTTTTAAAAAGAAAGAAATAAACTCATCTGAACTTAAACCACCATAGTAACTACAAGTGTTGATAGCGTCTATTAAAGCCAGTCTACCTTTATTGTTTTCTTCACAAGCTAAAGCTTCTTTCTCTGTATCAAATGTACCAACGATAACACCTTCTACAACTGCAACCCATTTTTGTTTAGCCATTTTAATTCACCTCTGTTTAACAATGTTTGTGTCGATGTGTGCATCTTAATTGTTCATTGTTTTGTTGTCAACACATTTGTTTAATTATTTAATAAGTTGTTTTGTACTTTCTTATTTGATAGGCTGTTAAATATGCAAATAAAAGTAAAAGCTTTATTGCTGCTTTTATTTGTGTTAAAATTAACCATAAAGTTGTTGTTATGCGGTGTGAAATAATTTTTACTACTTTAAGACCACAATTTTTAAGTCCTTGTTTTTAAACAGGAAAAACACTGTTTTTTGCAATTTTACCCAAGCACTTTGGGTAAGCACTTTTGAGGTGAGCATGAATGTTAAAGTATTAGATGCCCTTATGGGGAGTGGTAAGACTCAAAGGCTGATAAGCGATGTATCAAGATAACAAATCCTGTTATATACATAACCACGTTGTCGTTAGAGTGTCATAGATTTGATGACACATTTTACTATGTCGGCGTTTTTTGCGCCAAAAACTGATTTTTAGTCAATAAAAACAACAACTTACAACACATTTCCTTATATTTAAAATTCCTAAAGAACTACTTGAAAAATACAGTAGTGGTGGTATCATATATACACAAATTAACAACCTATAGGTGATGTAATGACAGAGACAGTAGAAGTTTTGGACGCTATTTGTGGTAGTGGTAAAAGTACACATATTTTTGACTATATTAATAACAACCCACAACAGAAGTACATCTATGTGACACCTCTACTAACAGAGGTACATGAAAGAGTACCTAATACAGTTAAAACATCTGTATTCCATCAACCAGAAGTGACAGATGACGCAACAAAAAGTGATAGTTTATTAGAATTACTAACCAACGGTCAAAATATTTCTTGCACACACTCATTGTTTCGTAAGATGACAAAAGAACATCTTAAACAAGTTGAGTTAAACAAGTATATTCTAATTATAGACGAGGAGGTTAATTTAGTTGATAGCGATATTGGTGTAAGATTAGGTGATATTGAGTATGCCTTCCTAAAAGGTATGATGGCAGCAGATGAAGATAATTTAGGTATTGTTAAGTGGTTAGACACTGATTTTGACAAGTTAAAACACAAAAAAGAAAGTGTTTATATGAGATTAAAACAATTGTGTGATATTGGTGTATTGTTTTCATCTAAACGAAAACAAGAGTTACTAACTATCCACTTACCAATTGGTCTAGTTACAGCAGCAGATAGGGTGATATTATGTACTTATATGTTTGATGGTTCTATACTTGATGGGTATTTAGCACTTAAAGGCATAAAGCGTATCAAATATGATGGTTTTGTGCCTTGTAATTTACAAGTTAAAGGCGAGTTAAGAAAGCTGATTACTGTTGGTGAACACAGAGATTGGAAACAACTAGACAGACTAGCACTTAGTTATTCTTGGTTTAAAAACACTAATCAAGAAGATAAAAAAATAATTGTGAATGCTATTAGATGGTGTGGAGACCAAGCTAATGGTGCTGAATTATTTATGTTTACAACACCTAAGAGTTTTGTTTGTAAATCTAATGGGGCTATAAATACAAGAATCAGGGATTATCCTGCTACAATGAAAGGAAAATCGACACCCAATACTTGTTGGATTTATAGTGCAGCTAGGGCAACAAATGATTTTGCACATAAAAATGTATTGTGTCACGCTTATAACCGTTACCCTACTATGCCTGTTGAGGTTTACCTAAAGGACTATGGGTTTGATATTGATAGAGACGCATACGCCACAGCAGAGATTGTGCAGTGGGTGTTTAGAAGTGCTATACGCAATGGCGAACCAATCACTATTTACTTTCTGAGTAAGCGAATGCGTACATTGTTCTTAAATTGGTTAAATTCAGATGAATAACAGTTGACAACATAAACAAGTACGTTTAAAATCAACCTACACAAACAAAGAGGTGAACTATGATTAACACAAAGAAGTTCCAACACTTAAATAGACAAACGTGGGATAAACACGAAGAGTGGAAAGGTTTTACATTAAGTGCATTACGATTTAATATAGCTTATGAAATTATTCTTGAGTGGGTAAATATTGAAGGCTATACATTACTTAATGTTTGTGTTGTTGAACAAGAGATTTACGTTACTTATGAAACTAATGACAGTGGAGAATAAATGCTAGACATATACACAATAGAGCGAGGAGAGCGTGTTAAGTTTAGAGAGTCTTGTAAGAAGCTTAAATACTTAAACTTCAATAAGGAAACCAATACACCTGAATGTTTAAGAGGTATGTTAGTTGATAAAGAGAAGATTAACCAAGATACAGACTTCTTAGTATTGGACATTATCTTAGGTGAATGGGGGTCAGTGAAAGGCTACGTCATTGCCGTAGATGGTGTTGAAGATGTTGTAGATGGGTTATATTTTGATTCAAGTTTACTAGAATTTTCTAGTATGTAATGGTAAAGTGTGCTAAAATATGTTCTAACACTAAACCTAAGGCGTAAGCACCCTACTGATATTAACAATGACTACTGACTACAAACTTTAGGATAAAACGCGATAATTGAATGGGTGCTTATCGCGCTTGAATAATGAGTTAGAAGCGTAATGAAAATTGAGATGACTATATGAAAAAGTTTATCGTAAAAGTAACTTATAAATACAGTGATACTGTTGAAGTATTTGCAGAAACGGAAGAAGAAGCGCAAAACATGGCTGTCAATGAAGCAAAAGAGTCGTTTGAATGTCTACATGACATTGAAGTTTTACAGACAGAAAGCGTCTAACACTAAACTTAAGGCGTAAGCACCCACAACAATGTAAACAATGACTAACCCACTTTAATAAATAAGGCGATAATTGGCTGGGTTGTTGTCACACTGCAATGAGAGTTAGATGTGTTTTAACGATAAATAACAGAGTACGACATTATGATGAAGTGGATTGATGTAAATGACAAGTTACCCGAAACTGGAATTGATAGTGTTTATGGCAGCGTGTGGCTGCTCGTTGCATTTATTTTTGATGGTAAACAATATGTTGGCGAAGGTAAATACATTAAAACACCTAAACCATACTGGATTGATGCGCTTAGAGACGAGGTTCAGGTAACACACTGGATGCCATTACCTGAGCCTCCCTCAATTGTCAGGGGTGTTGACCCATTCGAGTTGGACTTGCTAACTAAGGTCTAACACAAGTTTAACGCGCAAGCACCTGCGTTGATAGTAAACCTTTAGATGGCGGCTTGGTGATTGTCGCTGTTGAAACAATGTTAGAAAGCGTAGGAGACAAAAATGGAAGCAGCGTTATTTGATGAGCTGAAATGTAAACTTGAGAAGATTAACGAAAAGCAGTTGTCTGACATTATTTCTCATGTCAACGGACTGCTGCCGTCTGAAAATGAAACTTATACTGCCCCAAAAAATGGGTGGGTTTGTTTTCATTGCGGAGAAAGGTTTTTGACTGTGGGTGGAGCAAGATTACATTTTGGAGAGACTCCTGTTGCAACCCCTAAATGTAGCGTCTAACGGCCTAGCAATAAGGCGTAAACACCCAACTGATATAAACATTAACACGAGACTCAAGATTTAAGCAAATAAGCGATAAGTGGCTGGGTGTTTATCGCGCTTGAAGTGGTGGTTAGACAACATTAACAACAGAGTGAGATGATTATGAATACTGAAAATATGTCTTTTAGTGAAGCATTAACCCTTTTAAAAAGTGGTGAAAGTTTAGCAAGACAAGGTTGGAATGGCAAAGGTATGTACGTTTATTTAGAGCCAAATTTAGAACTTGTTTTTAAAGATGGTATTTTTAAAGGCCAAAAACGCATTTATAAACCTGTGTTTGTTTTGTTTAATGCACAAAAAGAACATCAGATGGGTTGGCTACCAAGTCAAGGAGACCTTTTATCTGATGATTGGGTTGTTGTCTAACACCTGCAATAAGAGGACGCACCCTTAACTTGTAAAACTTAATTAACGTAGTAATCGGCTATGGTGCGTTCCTGCTTGATTGCGATGTTAGGTTTTTAATTATGAATGTTTTAAGTTTGTTTGATGGTATAAGTTGCGCCCGTGTTGCACTTGAGCAAGCAGGTGTAAAAATAAAAAACTATTACTCAAGTGAAATTTGCGAGGCCGCTATAAAAATTAGCGATGACAATTTTACGAATAATGTAAAACTAGGAAATATTGAAAATTGGAGGGATTGGAGTATAGATTGGAGTTGTATAAACTTAATCGTTGGCGGTAGCCCCTGTCAAGGTTTTAGCAGAGCAGGTAACGAGCTAAACTTTAACGATAGCAGAAGTAAACTGTTTTTTGTGTTTGTAGACATTTTAAATCATGCAAAAAAATACAACCCAAATGTTAATTTTTTGCTAGAAAATGTACGAATGAGAAAGGAGTATGAGGATATAATTACCAAGTTTGTTGGGGTAAAGCCTGTGTTGATAGATGGTAAAAATGGGTTTTTACAAGCTAGGCCACGCCTCTACTGGTTTAATTTTGACAAGAAATCTGATTGTGTTGGTATGTTTAAGGATATATCTTGTGTTTTAGGCGGTGAAAACGATTCAACGGTTTTTAAAGTATCTGACAATAAACGTGTAAAAGCTGTAACAGAAGACGCGAGAGGGTTTAGGCCACATCGAGGCGACGCTAGAAAAACAGGCGTGGGCGAACTTGGGAGAATACTCAAACAAGATGCCGTGTATGCTGATACGATAACGACAACACACGCACCAAAAATACTTGTTAGTAAATCAGATAATGATATTTATTACAGGCACGCAACAATAGCTGAATGTGAAAAGTTGAGCGGATTACCTGTTGGATATACAAAATCAGTTTCGGCAAGGCAAGCCTTAAAAGCTATAGGTAATGGTTGGCACGTTGGAGTAGTGACCAAGATTTTTGAATGGTTAAAAACCTAACACAGAATATACATCACTTTTGACGTGTATCTGAATACATATCAAAAGTGACGCATAATCATGTAGAACAATTTAACAATAGAGGAAAAACAGAATGAGTGAAAACATACAATTTAGCCACATGGTAAAAGCATTAGCTAAAAGTGGCGAAGCAGCCCAATCTGTAAGAAAAGATATTGCCATGAACATAACTATCTGTGCTTCGCAGTTGCTTGATGCCATTAAGAAAGCTGTCATCTATCAAAAACCATTAGACATTGTAAATGTAATTGAAGAGCTTGGAGACTTAGAGTTTTATATGGAAGGATTACGTCAAGAGTTACGCATTACACGGGAAGAGACGTTACAAGCTACGATTGATAAGTTGGCTGTACGGTATAAAGGTTTTCAATATTCTGATACATCTGCTCAAGAACGTGCAGATAAGGAGTAAATTATGATTGAGTGGATTGATTATAATGAAGATAGTAAGAACCCACCACGACATAGAGCATTGTTAGCTTACTGCCCTGAGTTTAGTAGTATGGGTTATGAAGTGGTTGTGTGGAATGGAGCTAACTTTGAGACTGATTTACACGGTGAAGATATACATGACTATGTACAAAAGTGGTGTTTGATTTATGAGGCGGATTAGTGATGAAGAATGAAGATGTTAGAGTAGGCCAAGTTTGGTGCTGTAATCTACTAATACAAGGTAAGATAGGAGATGAAGTTACAATTACAAGTGTAGATAAGATGAAAGTTAATGGCCTTTCTAAGTATGAGAACAAAGAAGTTACAATTTATCTGTCAACACTTTTAAGCTCTCTGTTTTATTTGAAGGTGTGACATGACAAAACCTAAAGATTGGATATTACCTGATGAAAGAGACTTAGCAGTTTATTATGCTCACTTGTTAAAACAAGGTTTTATTAAAAAACCTAAACCACTAGAAAATGTAGTAAACATCTATTGCAAGATATGCGGAGACACTGTACACTCTAAGTGGTCGGGCGATTATGTTAGTTGTAAGTGTGGTAGGACTTCAATAGACCAAACACATGAATATACTAGGATAATTGGGGAGAAGTGTGATTATGAGATTAAACAAGAGGAAGTGAAGTAAGTGTCAAAGAGTTATAAGCGTGATAAGCATGACGTTGACGAAAAGAAGAAGCGTCAGCAGCAACGCGATAATGAACGTAAGAAAAAACAAACCAACAGAGAGAGCAATAAAGATGAGTGATAAAAACAAGTATGTTTCTGTGCAAACAGGTAGAGTATATAATCTAGTGTATAGTGGTACTGTACTGTGCGTATTAACTTCTGAGGAAGACGGCAGAGAGTTTACAGTACCTACGGATGAGTTTCCAACTTATTTTATACCCTACAAACAAGCCAAGCGTAAGGAAGATTTAGATGTTCTTTCTAATATTATAGATGAAGTTTGTAAGTTACTTGATGACAACCACGTTATTTGTTATGCTAACGTGAATCGTGATACTAAAGGTTTGGTTGAGTTTAAAATTATGGTTGGAGAGAGTAAATGATTAAAGTAACTGGCAAAGGTAACATCTCTGCTACAATTATTGCCTACTCTAAAAGTGCAGTAGATGGTAAAGAGATTATCACTTACGAATTAGAGTATCATCGTTACATCCACAGTGAGCTAATGACACACAGGACATTTAGCCGTAATGCTGCATCTTCTCGTGCTATCCCTGTTAGCAAGATGATTGATTTAGTGAGAACATCTCCTGCTGTTCCTATTCACTGGGGAAAGAATCAAGCAGGAATGCAAGCTAACGAGGAGTGTAACAATAAAGTTTCAATGGATTGGGATTACTACAATGACGAACCTGTACACGGTACACCAGAGGATGCTTGGGCAGAGGCTTCATCACACGCTATGTACAAAGCTGAATGTTTTAACGAAGCAGGTTATCACAAACAAATAACTAACCGACTACTTGAACCATTCCAAATGATTAAGGTGGTTGTAACAGCTACAGAGTGGGATAACTTCTTTTGGTTACGCTTTCATAAAGCTGCACAACCTGAGATTCAAGAGTTGGCACGTTGTATGTTGGTAGCTAAGAAACGTAGCGTAGTGGAAGTGTTACAAGTTGGTGAATGGCATACACCTTATGTTGGCCATTGGCGCGATGAAGACGGGTTGAAGTATGTTTTAGAAGATGAAGATGGGCAAGGTTTCTTTTGTAACGTGCAGGAGGCACTAAAGGTGTCGGCTTCATGTTGCGCCCAAGTAAGTTATCGTAAGACAGATGATAGCCTAGAGAAGGCTGATAAAGTGTGGCAGATGTTGACAACAGATGAGAGAATACACAGCTCACCGACTGAGCATCAGGCTACACCAATGGAAATGGTAGATTGGGATTATAATTACTCAGCTCTTGATATGACAGATACACCAAAAGGTTATACTCATGCTGATAAGAATAATAAATTTTGGTCAAACAACTTTTGTTGTTGGATTCAACATCGAGCTTTAATTGCTAATAACAATTGTACAAACTTTGATTATGACCAAGAGATTGATGAAACAGGTTTAGTGATTACTGATAACAAGGACTCACAATGAAATACAAGAAACAGGCTAAGAACACGATTAGCCGCAACATAAGCGAATCTGATTTACAAACTTTTGAGTGGTATGATGGCAGTGTAGCTGTACGCAACAATTTGCTGTATAAACTGGGGGTTGATACTTCGTTACCTATCGAAGTGTTGAAGTGTCACCACCGTAACTTACAAGGTAAAGCTGTAGAGTGTAACTTGTTTATGGGGTTTGAGAGGCTTGATAGTGAATGGGTAAAATCAGGTCATGCCAGTATAGAAGCATTTATAGCGGCAGGTAATGACCCTACAATAGCTAAAGAGATAAATGAAATGAATAGAGGTGTTGCAGAATGAGCAGTTACTTAGGTATTAAAATTGATTATAACAGAGACAACACAATTCCTGAAAAGGGGTTGGAAATGCTTACAAAGAATGGTTTTTACAAGAAACCTAATGAGGATAGTCCACAAGAGTCTTTTGCTAGGGCGGCAGTTTGTTTCTCTTTTGGTGATTATGAGTTAGCTCAACGTATTTATGATGGTATTAGTAAGCGGTGGGGGATGTACGCTTCCCCTGTATTGAGTAATGCTGTAGATGTTAACTGGCCTGTATTCACTAAAGAGGAGTTTGAAACTGCGGGTGATTGGTTAGAGGATAATGTCAAACCTGACGGACTGCCTATTAGTTGCTTCTTGGTTAAAATACCTGACACAAAAGAGGGTTTAGTGGCCGCTAGTGCAGAAGCTAAGTGGTTGTCAATGATGGGTGGTGGCATAGGCATCTATTCCGCTAATCGCTCACCAGATGAGAAATCTACAGGTGTTATGGCACACTTGAAGGGTTATGATGCCGATACATTGGCATACAAGCAGACAGCTTCTCGTAGGGGCAGTATTGGGGCGTATTTAGACATAGACCACCCTGAGATTCACACATTTTTGCAGATGCGTAATCCTGTGGGCGGCGACATGAACAAGAAGTGCTTCAATCTTAATAATGCTGTAAACATTAACGACAAGTTTATGAATGCAGTTATTAATGGAGAAAAGTATGAGCTTATTGACCCTAAACACGGAAACACAGGAAACTTCTTAGATGCGCGTGAAGTTTGGGAGGAGATTCTAAAGTTGCGGTACGAAACAGGTGAGCCGTACTTAAACTTTGTTGACACCGTGAACCGCAATCTTCCAAAACAGATTAAGAACCCTTTGTATAAGGTTGTTCAGTCAAACTTGTGTTAACATCATGGCACAAGTAAAACCCATTGAAAACGATGAACACCCCTAGTGGGCAATATCGTGCTAAGACTGTGAAGACAGTAAAGTGTAACGACTAGAGCGAAAGCTCGTACACTACAAGCTATTGGTGGTGGAAGCGGTGGGAATATCGAAAGATATTATGAGATAGTCTGAACTGTATAGCAATATACAGCAGCTTGAATAAAGCGGGGTAAGCCTAGCGAACTTGCCTGAACACATTTGAATGAGATACATTTGATGACAAGTGAGAAACGAACAGCAGTCTGCTGCCTGTCTAGCTTAAACCTTGACACTTACGATGAGTGGAAAGACACAACATGGGTAAGTGACATGATACGTTTCTTAGACAACGTACTTGAATACTTTATCCGTTTAGCTCCAAAAGATAAGCTTCAACGCGCCATCTATTCAGCTAAGAAAGAGCGAGCATTAGGTTTAGGTACACTAGGCTATCACAGCTATTTACAACGTAAGAACATTGCGTTTGAAAGCCAAGAAGCTGCGTCTACCACCTACTACCTGTACAAGGGTATTAAGGAACAAGCTGAAAAAGCGAGTATGCAGTTAGCTGTTGAGCGCGGTGAGTCCTCTGATTGTGTTGGTAGTGGTTTCAGGAATAGTCATTTATTAAGCGTAGCTCCTAACGCTTCAAGTGCGGATTTACTTGGTGTTAGCCCTAGCCGTGAACCTCATGCTGGGAATGCCTACAACTCACAAGGACGCGCTGGAAGCTTCTTAATTAAGAATGAACATTTAGTTAATTTGCTAGAAGCTAAGGGTTATAATAATTCTGAAACTTGGAGCAGTATTATCAAGAATAATGGGAGTGTTTCACACCTTGATTTCTTGACAGACCACGAAAAGAATGTGTATAAGGCAGGTAAAGAGATTAACCCTATGTGGATTGTAGAGTTGGCAGCTATTGCTCAAGAACATATATGTCAGGGGCAAAGTATCAACATACAAGTACCTAACACAATCTCCAAACAAGAGATGAGTGACATTCACATTTTAGCTTGGAAGAAGGGGTTAAAGGGTTTATACTATTGCCGAACAGAAGCAGCAGAGAAAGTTGATGTTGGCACAGGGGGTGAAAAGCCATTGAATAGCGTACCTGTTAAGTTTAAGATTGATTACCAAGAGTGTTTAAGTTGCTCAGGTTAGGAGAAAATATGAGTGTATTTAAAGAGAGTGCAAGTTATCGTCCATTTCAATATGGGTGGGCTATCGAAGCAGCACAGCGACACAGCATAGATATGTCTTGGGACGTTCATAATATTGAACTACAAGATGATTTACGGCAATACAATAGCAAAGACGGTTTAAAGACTAAGAATGTCTCTCACGAAACAAACAAGTACATTATTGATATGCTTGGCTGTCTGTTCACTCAAATGGATATGACTGTTGCTAGTGGATATGTTCAGTTACTACCATATATTAAGAACAATGAGATTCGTTGTTGGTTGTTGACAGCAGCACAGCGAGAAGTTGTTCATCAACGGTCTTATGCTTTACTGTCTGAAACCTTTGGTTTTAGCGATAAAGATTGGAGTCGATTTGCTGAATACACAGAGATGCGCGATAAGATTGACGCTCTAATCAGCAAGGAAGTCAAAGGTAGAGAGGAGTTCAAGGCTGCTGTTATCTTGGTTAACATCTTATGCGGAGAGGCTATTGGATTGTTTGGCGCGTTTACGGAGTTCCTAAACTACAAACGTAAAGGTATTTTGATGGGGTTTAATGTTGTTAATCAATACTCTCTTGTAGATGAGACTGACCACGTTGACCGTAACATTACGCTGTTATCTGAAATCTGTAAAGAGTTGACAGAGAAAGAGAACAAACAGCTTGTTACTCTTATTACACAAACAATTGATAACTTGATTAAAGCTGAACATCGCTTCATTCATTTAGTTCATGCAATGGGTGAGCAAGATGATTTATCAACGAAAGACTTGTGTAATTATATCGAATATCTTGGGGAGAGGTTGAAGTGGAAACTAGGTCTTCTACAAGTGTGGAATGTCCGTAAAAACCCATTAGAATGGATGGAGTGGCTGCTTACGGCTAAAAGACACGACTCTTTCTTTGAAACTAAGCCTACAGACTATGTACACGGAGGGCTCGATGGTAGTGTGTCTTATGACCGTTACCAATAAATAAAAAACCACAGACACAATTAAGTGCCTGTGGTTAGAGAAACGCAATAATGCGTGTACATACTATGTGTATGCGTATTGTTGTTTTACTTTCTCTGTAATTGAGAGATAGACGCTTCATGCCTATCTATTTGTTTTATCTTATCTGCATAAATGTATGTTCCCATACCAACTAACATTCCTACAAACACTGCTCCTGCTAGTACAATACCCCTCATCGTACCAACCAACGACAGAATATCCTCTTTGTGTACAACATAATCCTCTTTTAAGCTTTTAAACTCTTTTTCAAAGTTGTCGTGCCTATCTGTTAATGTCAGCAGCTTATTGAGAATATTAGTCTGTAAGTGCATATCCCCTTTAATCTCTTGAAGGTGTTTATCTTGTTCATCTATTTTAGTCTTGACAATAGCGATTTCAGTGTTAACCTCGCCCATTACAGCTTGAACTTTACTCACATCTTCTTCAATCTTGTTAATACGTCTAGGAATATCATCACTCACTTTTACGCTCCTTGTTATCTTCACTTTTCCTTGTCATAATATACCCCGCCGTACCGCCTGTTATCATCATACCAATAAGAAAGATAACAGCATTAAGCAAAGCATCATAAACAGACATATAGTGAATGGTGGGGGCATTTACGCTTACTCCAACTAAGATAGAAAGCATTACAGTAACAGCAAATACACCACAAGACAAACCTATGAAGTGGCCTAGTCTTTTAGTGCTTGGCATATCTTTAGAGGATAAAGCCTTTAATAACCACTCAAGCATATTACCCTCCAAATACAAATTGACAAATTGATAATAGTTTTTGCCTTTCGGCTAAACCGTTAGTCCCGCCATTGATTGCTCTTGTTACAGCAACACTATCGTTAGCATCAGCTAAAGCGTTAATCTTACGTTTGTTCCAGTACCAACACCCTGCTAATACGGCATAGTGTATTTCTTCTAATAACTCAGGGTGTCTAATGGCCTCTACACCTGTTTCAAGTGTGAATTGATAATAGTTAGCTTTGAATGTAAGGTGGCATAAGCCCCTCCCTCTATATTTAAACCCATCACCACTTTGTTCGCTACCGTTACCAAACCTATCTGCATACACCATGTTAGCAATAGCTTGTGGCTTCCCTGCATAAGATGCTGCAATGATTTTAGATTTAAAGTATTTAGGGAATATAGCTAACAATCTTTCAGGTGTAGTATAGTTAGTGTTCTCAACAAACTTAGTAAATCCTTGAGTCTCACAAGCATATTGAGCGAGGAAGTGACATATTCTTAATGGTGTTGTAATGTTATACTTAGGTAGCAATGTATTCAAGGCTACAACTAACTCCTTACTGTCTTTGCATTTTGGTGCAATCTGTTTTAATTGTAGCTCTGTAATCATATTTACCTCACGCTCCAATAGCAATATACTGATACACAATGGATGGTTGGTCAGTCGCAAGAACAAATCCCGTAGTGCTTGGTGCGACTGTTGTCCCAACTGCGTTATAACTAGCTCTATCGCAAACAACAACAGCATAACAAGCAGTTGGAAAGGTTCTCGCAAAGGTTATTGTTGCTGCTGGAGGGGAAGTACCGCTACCCCACTGGATAATTATACCACCCAGCCATGTTGGAAAAGAGATGTAACCATTAGTACCTAGACTGACACTAAAACCAAGCCTGAGCTTCAAAGGTGTTGCTACGGTGACATCACTTGTACCTGCTAATAGTTCAGCATTAGTGCATATTTCAACAATACCTGCTTGTGTGTCTGTAGCAATCCCTGTCTTAGCATCAAACTGTGTTTTATTAACAGCACTATTACCTGTCGTAGCTGTAGCTACAGCAAACTCTTGCCCACTGTTACCCGCTACAGCAGCTTTAGTGTCTAGCTGACTTTTGTTAACAGCTTCATAACCTGTTGTACCATTAGCTACTGAAAACAATTGTGTGTTCAGTCCTGCTAATTTAGCATATCTTTCATCTTGTTCACTCTTAGAATAAACATTTAAATTTGTTCTAGCTGTAGCAGCATTAGATAATGAAGCCAATGTACCATAATTAGTAATATGTGTAGTTAGGTTAGATTGTACTGTAGCAGCACTACCATAATTATCAAACACTAATTCCCAATAAGTTGGTTGAGTTGTAGGGTTTTTATTTGTACCAACCTGTAACGCCTTGTACACTAAGCCGTTCTTTTGAACATAGCTTGTATATGTTGCACTATACTGATATTCAACAGCACTATCCCACTCAGGAATACCCATTTGAAATATATAAGCTAAGGCATCATCTTGCCTATTCTGAACCCAATTCATTTTCTGAAACTCAGGCTTCTCTACAATCCAACCTGTTTGAATCTTTACATTAGATGGGGCTGTTTTGCTGCCACCACTAGCCCAAACATAAGTCATGTCTGGTTTTGTTATTTTAGCCATTATAGCCTCCAATTGTTTATCCGATTAACCAACAACGTCATAAACACCACTACCAAGCGGTATTACTGTTTTAGTTTGATGTTGTGCTGTAAAAGCTAAAGTGCCATTTAGTGTTACGCCAGCACCCGCCTCTAAAGTTGTTGTTCCTGCACCGCGTTGAGAAATACTGACAGGTTTTGTTAATGCTGTTGTGATTGTCACTGTATTAGCTGAGGCATTAGTCATACGCACATAACTTTTTCCGTCATTATCGACTGTTAATAGCGTGTAGGACGTGCCTGGTTGCGTGTTGATTGTTGGCGTTAAATTGGCGAGTAGGCCATTTGTAAGGCTTGATGTTGTTGCATAGCTACTCATACCCGATTGTGTCTGATATGTACTAGCTGCTGTAGATGTTGTTAGATACGCACTAAGGTCTACTAAGGTTACATACGCACCCCCCTCAAACTTATAATGTTTATTAGTACCCTCATCATAAACAATACAACCTTCTGGTAAGGCATAGAATACCCATGCACCCCCAACTCGTGCTGCAAGTTTGTTATTTTTCCCTGCAAAATCTCCACTACCTGTGGTTACAATATATCGTGTACCGTTTGTAGTAACCACAGGACTAGCAACAAAATCTAACACTGTAATGTTGATTGTAGCTCCAAGCTGTACTAAATTGGAGTCCATACCTGTATTCCAGTTATCTTCCCCTAATGCCCATCCGTAGCGCAATCCGCTAATTGGGTCTGTCAATGCTGTCATAATATCCTCGTCTTAATGTTATGCACTTACTAATTCATAAGAGACACAAATTGGAATTGGTATAATACTTCCTACACTACTAAGTCCTCTTAGGAAGTATTCTTGTAATGGTGTTAGTGTTACATAATATGTGATTACTAGATGTGCATTGCCAACTTCTTCAATTAGACAGTCATCTGTCTCCAACATGAAGTTAAGTGCATTCATCACACCTTGAGGTGTTGTGTTAGATATATTAGCTGCAATTCTAGCTCTAATTAAGAATCTGTATGTGTCATCATCTACTTCAAAAGGAGAGCCGTTAACATCAGATACAGATTTAAAGTAACCACCTATCCCTGCATCTGCTGTTGTGCCAAATGTCTTTGCTTGTGGTGCTGTATCAAAACCAAAGTAAGGGAATAACGTGTAGTCAACTAATACTCTTGGCTGGCCAACAATATCGCCTATTACATCTAATTGAACACCAACAGCACTATCTAAGTCCCTTAGTTGTTTGAGGTCTTTAAACGCTGTTTGTAGTTCTGCTATCTCTTGCATTACAATCTTAACGTAGGCATCAAAAACAGGCTTATCCTTAAATTGTTGTGTATATCTGCTTCTTGCTACAGTGAGATAATCTGTTTCCACAAAAGGAATCATGTTGCCTCCTTAGACAAAAGAGATACTAATGTTTGATGCCGACAAATTGGCAATCTTATTAAAATCAACAACAATGTTTGTTGTGCCTGTTGGTGTAGGTGTGTCTCCAATAGTTAAACTACTAACATAGAAGCCACTTGTTGCACTATTAATTGGTGTGTATAACCTACTATATAGTACAGGTTCACCGATACCAAACTCAGATATGTATGCTACTAAAGCATCTGAAATCAACTCATTACCATTTGTAGGGAATGTATCATCTTTGACAAGAGCCATTGTGATGTAGATTTCTTTGTTAGTTGGTCTATCAAATGATATATCATGTAGTATCCCTGCGCTATCTGCTACACTAACTGTTGTGCTACCATAGCTCAATATCCCTGCTGGCTTGTTATTCCATATAGCTTGTGCAATCTCTGCATCTGTTCCTCCTAATACAATAGGATAGAAGCTGTGTGCAGGAACAGGCGGAGATACAAAGCCTGTATCTGTTTCATTCTCGTAGATAACAACCTGTCTAACGCCATCTAACACTAATACAGCAGCATAGATGGCTTCGTATGTATTACTACCATCTTGGAATTTAGCCCTCAAGAATCTGTGTCTTAATTCAGCATCAGTCTCTAAAATTGTCCCCACAATACCTGCAAACGGATTAGTTACGCTTTCCCATCCAACTAAAGGTGTTTGAATTGTTGTGATAGTATCTGCATCTTGAGTAATAACACCTGTCTCTGTACAAGACGCAAGTGTAGCTTTCTTGGCTTTAGAGATTGTGAATTGACCTAATGATGCAAAGTCACAATTATAATCTTGGTTGACTTCTTGTACCCATAGGTTATTGCCATCTATCAACCCACTAATATAAGCAGCATGAGAAGTGTTTATCTCATTTGCAAGTCCTGTAACAATACTTGAAGCTGTTGCAGACACACCAGAAGTATAAGACACACTAACAGGAGCGGAATTAACACCAAGCACCTTATAAGTGAAAGAATAAACAGTAGAATTTGCCACAGTGGTCGGAGTAACATAAATAGCCACAGAGTCATTCTCATCTAATAATACATTCTCCTGAAATTCAAATACTCTGTTTTGGTCTGAACGCACATAACTACCTGTAGGTATTGTTACGCCATAAGTGCCTGTATTCACTAACAACGCCTGTGTAGCTGTTGCTGTATTCCTTGTTACTCCACCGATAGCACACAACTGTTCTAATGCTACACCTGTAGCTGTTGTAATACTAAAGGCATTATATACTTCTTGAGATGTTTCCCATAATTCTGTTAATGGAGAAGCAACAATCTGAATCCATCTACCTAACACTGAATTGTTAGATGTATCTAATACATCGCCGCTTGTTAGAAAAGAGGAAAACTCTACGTCTGCTTTAGCCTTTAAAGAGGTGATAATGTCATTAAGACGTTTTGTTGTGTACCCTGTACTTGTCAATCCTGCCATGCTATAATATTCCTTACACACTGAGGGATACAGAGCTATAAAAACCGTCTCTTGTCTTCACCTCAAAAACTAAACTGTACACTCTTGTTTGTTGATTGAGTGTGCTATTAAAACTCGTTATCTGTAAAACTTCTCTCTCTTTAAGAATTTCAGATTGAAATATTGCATCTACAGACTGCTTGCTTCTGTTCTTACCAAAGATTTGCCCGAAGTAGTCAACACCTATTGTGCCATCTAAGAACCACTCACCAAAAAATGTTTGTAATTTAATCTTTAACCTTTGAGCTAGATTTTCACTTGTAGATGTTGTAAACTGACTACCCATTCTTCTTATTGTACTAGATACAGATGTAGTGGTTGTAGCATCTCCATAAGACATACCATAACCATAGCCATAACCACTATCATAGGTTGTTGCCATAATATTTGTAGAGGATACAACACCAAAAACAACATCACCTGTTGCACTATCTATTTTAATATCCATTTGTCACCTATGATGTTGAGATTGCTAGGCCGTTCAGTGTCGCTGTACCTGTCAAGGTTGTTGTAGTTGTGCTTATCAATGCGCCATTGAATGTGCTAATACCTGTGTATAACCCTGTACCTGTTACAGCTAAGTTACCTGTTATGGCAATATTACCAGTGACAGCTAAGTTGCCACTAAAAGCAACATTAGGACACACAACATTTACAGTGGTTGGTGATGTAAGGGTTATACCGCCTGTCTTATTTATTCTTATTTCAGACTCTTGTGCCGTACCGATATTGTTTGTAATAATCACGTCATCTTTAGAGTAGGCCACTGTTTTATTTTTATTAGGTGTCTTACTGAAAGGAAAGACGCAAGGTATGGCCACAGCATCTCTTATATTGAAAGACCTTTCATCAATAGGGTCATGTGGTGTTGTAGCCCCTGCCTTGAATACATCAATGTTAGATTTATTGAACACCACTAACACCGTATCGCCTTGAACGATAGGAAACACCACCCCACCAACACTAGAGCAAGGGAACAAAACAGGGACAGATAAAATAGCAGGATACTCTTGTACCTCACCATCTTTATACTGTTTGTTTACTAATGGTTGTACATCAACCCTAGCTTCTTCTAAATCTCTCACTTGCGTAACAACACATAGCAAGGCTGTATAATGCCCTGCTAATCTATAGTCAATCTGAGCATCAACTAATTGTTCTAACGTCCATTCCATTAGTTTAGCCCCTCTACGTTGTCAAGGTATAACTCACAAGTCCAATCACCTTGTCTATTATCGCCTTTGTATTTAACTGTTCTAACACGGTATGTACCTGAAAGTTCGGCAGCTTGAGTTGATTCAACCCTTATCAGACCATTTGGTTTAATGCTAGGGTTTAACAAGCACTTACAAGTGATGTTGAATCTTTGTATTTTCTGTCTTGTTTGTT